GGATACCGCATCTAATATTGACGTTTCTATTTGATTTTCTATCAAATTGCCATCCATTTGTTCAAATAACACTTTCCAAATATCACACCCAAAAGTAGGATTTAATAATCTCTCTCCCTTTTTTGTTAATATTAGATTTTTTAAATTTTCTCTTGCTTGAGTTAGAGTTGTATAATTTACAGAAAATATTCCACCTTTATTAGAACTTTTATTTATTCCAATACCAAGTATTTTATAATCATTTTCAGATAAATCGGTTACATTAACTTTACCTAACTCTATTGCCATTATTTAAATCTTTTTACTAATTCCGAATAATCTCTAGTTAATGCCTTTATCGTTGCATCTTGTAAATCATCACCAGTTGATTCAAATTGTTGTGGAATATTTTGTGGTGATTCCATTCCTCTATAATCCATTGTGTCCCAACCTTCTTCTTGATATTGAGTTGGTTGTATCATATCCAATACACTACCGCCTCCACACTGTCCACCTTCTACTCTTTGTGCAGATGTGAATGGTTGAGTCATATTAAGAATCTCATTAATCATTGGGTCTTTTGAAAATTCTTTTTGTGGTCTTTGTGGTTGTTGCACGGGTTGTTGTTTTTTAACCGGTGTAGGAGTAACGTCTGTCATCTCTCTCAATGATGGAGTAGATGGTTTCTTTTGTGAGTTTAATGTAACTGCACCAGATTTGATAAGTTTAACAAGTTCTTCTTTTACTTGTAACTTAACTTCGTTTTTAACAACTTCTTTAATTAAAGTTAGTAAAATTTCTGATTTCATAGTAATTGTTTTGTATATGTTTAGTAATAAATATTTGATTTAATAATTTATCCAACAACTCTATAACCTGTCCAATTTATAATTGCAGGTGCGGGTGGTGCCGGTGGTGGATATTGTGCCATAACCGACATAGTTCCACTAACTCCCATTAAATGGAATTTTGCAATATTAACAAATGGGTCTAATAATATATTTGTTGGATATGAAAATACAAATGTTGGTGGGATGAACCATATATTTGGTATTTCTGGAATTTTATCTTTTATCAAATCATATGCCATTGCCTTCAATTCTTCCTTTGTTGGAATTTTTTCCTTTATCAATTGTTTTAATTCTTGTTTTGTAGGAATTTTAGGAATTGATATTCCAGGTAGTTCAATTTCAGGAATTAAACCATCAATTGTGTCTCTTACGAATTTTTTAATTTCCTCTTTTGTAGGTTTTTTTGGTATATTTTCTGCAATAGCAACTGCAGATTCAATAGCAGCTATGATTGGGGTTAAGATAGTTTCTTCAATTGGTTTTATGATAGTTTCTTCTATAATCTTAGTGGCCTCTTCTATTAATTTATCTTCAGCTTTTTTTATTATTTCACTTCGTTTGGGTAATTCTGGAAATGGAAATTTAATAGCCTTTTTAATTTGTGAACCTATGGATGGTTTTTTCTTTTTTGCTTCTTCGTATTTTTTATACAATTCAACGGCCTGTTTAATGATTGGGTGATTTTTAATTCTATCATCAACAAATTCTTTTTTAATTATCTTAACAACCGTATCATAAACTTTTACTTCTCCTATGGGTGGTATGTTTACTGTTTTTTCTTTGAGATCATCTACCACTTTTTTTAATGACTCTTTTAATGTTTTATTTAATGCAGCCCAAGATGCTAAAGAAATCGGATTAGGGCCGATATTTTTGATTGTTCCTGGTGCAGGTGGTGTAGAAGGCCAACCCAATGGTTTTAATAAAAAATTAGGTATTGGGGCCATTTCCGCACCTAACCAGTATTCGTCAAATGCTGTAGGATATATTTCTGCTAAAAAATTATAATTTTCTCCACCCAAAGCAATTCCTTTATCTAATGCATCTTTAATAACCTTTGACATACCTGTGACATTTCCATTGATAACAGGAACTCCATAAATCATATCACCACCTCTTTTTATACACTTATCGTACTCTTGTGCAATAAAATCGGCCATGCCGGCCGTATCTTTTGCATATTGAAATGTAACCATTGATTGTAATACATTGATTTTATATATTAACCAAGACATATTATTTACTTAAATAGTTTCTTGCAGAAAGAATGGTTTTTAATCTACCTTTTATTGCTTTAAATGCCGAAGAATTTACCGGATTACTTGATGGGCCTACCGGAGTTGGTACTATTATTTTTGTGCACTCATCTATTAAATCTTCTAATATTTTTATAAGTTCACCACCCATTACCATTTTTTGAAAATCCTCTCCAGCTTGACTGGTTGTTGGTTTTACACCACCCAACCAAATATTACCTGTACCATCTGTTCCTAAAACTATATTTCTATTTGTTTGTAAAACAATATTACTATTACTTTGAATATGTGTATCACCCTGTGAGTCTACCGTAAATCTACCATCGGTTATAATTCCGGTATTACTTTTGCCAAATATAATAAATTCCTTTGCTTTGGCAGATAAAACGATTCTATCCGAATTAACAAATAATTGGTCACCTTTTAGTTTATCCGATGAAGGAAAATCTTTGAATGCAACTTTTTGTTTTTTAGTAGTTTCTTTAAAAGGAATTTTTGTTTTATTGGAAGTAATATAAATTGACGTACCATCTTTATTAAAATCTTCGTCAACTAATGTTCCAATTGACTTTACATCCAATTCAGGGTTTTGTTTATTACGAATGAAAATACCAGGTGATGGTGTCTTTCCATCTTCAGTTAAAAATAATTCACTAAAACGAATTGTGTTACCAACTCTACCACTTATAATAGTATCACCATTTTTTGGATTTAAAAACTTAATTTTTTCGTTTATATTATATCCACCACTATTTTCTTTAGTTTTATTTGGAACGGTTTTATTAGCTCCACCCGTTTGTTGTGTTTCTTTTAAATCTTTTGCAGTATTTGTATCAATAGAATTATCTACCTCTTCTGCACTTATTTTTAATCTTACCTTTTCTCTATAATTGGCATAAGTGGTTACTGAATATGGTAAATAAAAAGTTTCACCTTCTATTTTTATAATAGTTACAGTTTCTCCCTTTATCGGAAATGTAAAGTTATTCTTATCAAATGGAAAAGCATAATCTTCTTCTACTATTTCATTTTCATATGCATAGGTTATTGCACCATATAATCTCGCATCCTCTGTTGTAAAGTCCTTGTTTTGATTATATACTGGTGTATTACCAGTTACCCTTTCATAGAATGGTGTATTGGTTGGATATACTTTTATAACTCTTGCTAAAAATGTTTCCATTATAACTTTGTTTTAATTTCTTCAATCTCAATTTCAATATCCGTCATTCTTTCTTTTGCCGTTTCTTGTATTTCGTTTATAGTATCGTCTAAATCATTTAATAATTGTAATTTTTCGTGTTCACTTAACCAACCATCCTCACCAATACCTTTGGCCTCTGCAGAAGCTAACCTTTGTGCAATCGTTGCAAGTTTAATTAAGTGATCGTCGTTTTTAACTGACACCTCTATTAAGTCCTTTATAATAGGTGCAATGACCGTTGCCTCTCCTACATTACGAATGAGTTTTCTTAAAGATTCAATTAAATCGGAGATGTTTTTCTTTTTGTTTAATTGATTATCGTATATATCTTTAAATAATGATGATAAATTTTTACCATCAAATAATTGAAATTCTGCTGCCATTATTGTTCTTTACCTTTATTAATTAATTCGTTGACCTTTTCTTTATCCTCTGCAGACAATTGTTGAAAAAATTCAGGAGATATACTTTCCCATGATTTGGATTCTTCCAGTATTGGTGCACCGGTTTCGTCACATACCATTACTCCCAAACTACCTGCCCAACAGTTAATAGACTCTAATTTTATCAATTGATTCATATTGTTTCTTTGTAATAAATATTCTTATGTTATAAAGTTAAATTTTTATATCACCTTCTCTGTCAAATTCATTATAAAGTGCCATTTGTTTTTCTTTCATTTTGTTCACAACTTTTGTAATATAATGAGTTGGATGTCCGGTCATTTCTCTAATAAGTAGATACAATGATTTTTTATTAAAATTTTCTATGTAATTTGCTCTTCTAAATAATTCCAATACCGAATCCGCAATTTGCATATCTCTTTTCTTTGGAAAGTAATTCTCCAAATGTTTATCCCAATATTCTAACATTCTAATATTAAATGTTCTATACTCATCATTTCGTTCCTCCTCTCTAAAATTATTCTCAGTATCAAATGATTCCGGTAATCCAGACATCACATCCGTATCTTTATATCGTTTGTAATTTGCATTATTATTTAAAATAAGATAGTTTCTGGCAACAATAGTAAAATAAGAAAATGCTTTACCTTTACCCGCTTTGTACATATGAATCTTTTCAATCATAAACGCAACAACCTCTGCCATTACATCCTTTGGGTCATCATCAAAATAAGTAAACTTCCATTTATTATAAACTATCTCTGCAAGTTTTTCAAATGCAGATGCAATTCTTTCTCTATATAGTTTATCTTTAATATATTGGTCATTAGTTAAATTATACTCAATGATTGCATCTTCGGTATCTTTTGGAAAATATTGTCTGTTCGGCCCTCTTTTCTTTCTAGTTGCCATTTTTTTGTTGTTTGAATTTTTCTATTGTTTCTTTGATTTGATAAAATATAGAACCAACTTCATCATCCTTCTCAAACATTTCACGACTATCAATTAGTCTTAATGCCTCCAGTAATGCTTCGTTTCTTTCAATTTCTGTTTGTATAAATTTTTGTGTTTCTTCGTATGCATCTTCATATTTTTCTAATTTTTGAAGAAGATTATAAACTACATATAGTAATGCAATTATAAGTAATGTAAGTATTGTATATATCATATTAAACTATTTCGTATCCTTCTAAAAAGTATTTGTTTGCATTTTTGTATTTCACTTCCACCATTTCTCCTTCTTTTGATTTCATTACGATTTTGTCATTTCTACCATAATTAACTTTTTTGACAAAAGTGGTAGTATAAACTCTATCTTTAATTGTAATTCCGTCTAAGTGGTCTATTTCATGTTGTACTATAACGGTCATCATTGTTTCTTTAGAAATTGATTCATTCACTTTATCACCTTCTGGATTAATTTCAAAAGTTAATTCACCCAAATTATCAGTCATTACAACAACTTTGGTTGCACGGATAGTTCTCGTTGGTTTTGTAAGTGACGATGGAATGGATAAACATCCTTCCATAAAAAGAAATCCTTCTTTTGATTTTTCTTTTATAATTGGATTTACCAAAAATAATTCTTCTTCACCAAGTTTAATATAACAAACTCTCTTTTTAATTCCCAATTGTGTTGCTGAAATACCTAAACCAGGATAGTCAGTCAGGCCTTGCTCCAATTGTTTTCTTAACTCATCTGCTTCTTGTTGAGTTATTTCCGACTTTAATACAGGAGTTTTTAGATACTCCGCAAACTCTTTTGTTGTTAGTCCGTTTGAACCTTTGTCAACTATTAATTTCATATTTTATTTTTTTAATCCGTATTTAATCCATTTGTACCAAACTCTTTCGTGTATATAGTATTGTATGGGTTTATAAATCAATTCTACTACTCCAAATGCTGCTCCAACTTTTATTGAACCACTTATCAACCACATTAATAAGAAACCAATTAAGGTACTTAAAATACGATATGAGATGGTTTTTGCAATGTGTCTCTTACGCTCTACTATCATCTTCGGTATCTATATTGTAAACAATTACATCACCATTTGAGTCAATGTATTTTTGTCTAATTGCCGTTCCACTAATTTGTTCAATTTCTTTTGGTGGTGTGTGATAAATAACATCATAACCAACCGCTCTACCATAATTTACACTTTCAATATCTGGAATTATTGATAATAAAATCTTATCCCAATTTTGACTAAAAAATGGTTCATTTTGTAATTCTTGTAAAACTTCTTGTGCTGATTTTGGATTGTTTTCATCCTTTTGTACATCTCTAATTGCAACCCAACAATTTTTTCCTTTTAATAATTGTTGATTGATTAACCACTCATGTCCTTTATGCCATGTTTGCCATCTTCCTATAAATAATGCGTATTTTTTCATATTTGTAATATACGAAAATTATTCTAAACTACCAAATAATTAATAAGTTTTAATTAAATCATCTTGTTGTGGTTTTTTGTACTTTAACCAATAATTTACAGCATTTTGGTCATTTATCCACTTTGATTTATCATCCCAGTCAAATCCAGGTCTTGCGTAATATGGAAATCCACTTCTTTTGTTTAATTCTCTTTCCCTATGTCCTTCTGGGGCCCATTCATCTATCATCCCATCATTGTTCGTATCATACCCATCAATTGTTCCATCACCATCCAAATCAATAGGAATCCTAACAATTGAATTTTCATTTTCTTTGTAATTCTCATTTTCTTTGTTTTCGTTAAGAATATTTTTCACTATAACTTCATCTTCATCTTTTTTTGTAGAATATTTTCCACCATCTCCGTAAATTTGGTAATTTTTTTCCATTAAATCATCATATAATCCCAATTTTTCGTCATATTCTACCATTTCACCCAAAAGTCTTCTTTGTCTTTGTTTTTTAGTTTCAATTAAACCATTGAATGCAATAATAAGTGCTACCGCCAATGGGTCAAACACAATCACAATCAAAAATATGAAGAATTTTACAACATTTTTCAATTCCATACCAAATGCTTCCGCAACAAAACGAAATCCACCAACTTCTTTTTCTAAATCTAAGTTAGCAATTTTGATTTTATTAATTTCATCGTTATTTTTAGCGTTATCGTCTTGTAAACTACTAATTTTTTTGTTTATGGTTGCAACCTGTCTATCTTTATTGTCAATTGAACGTAAAAGTCTACTATTTACCTTACCTTTGTCTAAAATTGTGTTTTGTGTTGAGGATAACTGACCCAATTGAGTGTTTAATTGAGTAATTTGTGCATCATTTGTACCAATTTTTGTAGTGTAAACAGCTATTTCTCTATCTACCTGTTGTAATTTAAGATTTTGTTGTTGGAATGCATTAGAAAGGTAACCAAATATACCTGCAGATGTAATAATCATTAATAAACCTACTGCAGATGTAAGATACCATTTGTTAAATCCCTTTATATTTTCCCATTCTTGTTTCAAATAGGTTGCGGCAACTAATTTAGCAAATTCCAATGAACCTGCCATTACCATTACCGATGTTGCAGCACCACTAAATAGTACCCCTAATCCTGTTACGGAGAAAAAAGCTGCACATCCGGCGATAATTAGTGCAGAAATTCCGACTAACCATTTAAGCCAATTCATTTTATCTATTAATTCGTGTTAATTCGGAAATACGCTCTACTACTTTTCTTGCATCCTCTAAAGTAGTGTGTGCTTCTGATGGTGACATTTGTTGTGCACCAGAAATTCCATTTTGTAAAATCCTCAATTTTCCGTCTAAAGATTCCAATAACATTTGTATTTTTTCGTTGTATATCATAATAATAAGTATTTCTAATTAATAAAAAAAGGTAGAAGTGATTAAACTCCTACCTTTGTAATATACGAAAAATAACTGAATTAACCTAATTTCGGGGTTAATTTTTTTGGTTTGGACTCTTCTTTTCTTTCAATGATAATTAAGAGAATCCCGTTTTTAATTTCTGCTTTGGCCTTTTTACCATCAAAGTTTTTACCAATTTGGACTCTTTCTTCAATGTCTGAAATTAATTGGTTAAATGGATTTTCTTTATCCTCTTGTGTCTTTTTAGCTTTAATTTCAATTCTGTCCTCAAAACAATTAATTTCAATATCCTTTGGGTCGTGTCCTAATACCGATAGTGCAATACTTGCGGATTCGTCTTTAATGTCCACTGCAAATTTGTTTGGAACATAAGTTGTTGTTTTTGGTTCATTAAAGAACTCTTCAAATAATTTACTGTAATCAATCATGTACATAATAAATGTTTTTAGTTAATAATACCCATATAGTCCAAATACTATACCAACCCGTATTCCGTTACAAAGTTATGACAAAACTACCCTAACTTTATTACAAATCGGAAATCCTGTCATTAAAGTAAGTTATCTTGTCTTTCAATGATAGTGGACATATGGTCTGCCCAATGCATAATAAATTGAAGTTTGTATCTCAATTGTTTTTTAAGGTCATGTCCTTTTAAATACTTTTCATTATCCTCATCATACATACCATCAGTAAGTTTGATTGCAAAGTATTCTTTTTCATTATAAGTAATACCATAGTGGTTCAACATAAAGAAAGTTCTATCGGTTAGTGTCATATAAGATATTCTCTCATTACTAACGAATAAGGTT